GGTTGACGCAGGACGATCATTGAATGCATAAAGAATACGTTCAGCACGTTTCTCGGTGTCTCCGTAAATCTTACCTTTAACATCAAATGCATCAATTTGTTCAAGAAACAGTTGTCCGCTCATTTCGTCTTTTTTGACAACATAGTTGCCAGCCGGAAGTTTTTCCTGAATATCAAGAGCTTCTTTTTTTGAAACACGATATGTGTTTCCTTGTTTTAGAAAATAAGTCATTTTGAATTTCTTTCAATGTGTTGCTGTGCCGCCTAATTATACAACAGATGCACAATTTTTTTAAGTCTTTTGACTAAACCCGCCAGATTTCTTTGAATCCTTCTTCTTCAGTTGGCTCTTCCCAACTGGCAATCATACTAGCAATAACATGCTCTGGAATTTCTTTGCCAGGACGACTGAGCAATCGACGCATGAGTTCTTTATGCTCGGGTGTCTTAAACACTACGGCAATATGATAATAGTCTGGTAACATGTTAAACTTACGAGCACGACTTTTAACAGTAGTGCTAGTTTGATCCCAAACAACATCACGCCCTGCTTCTCTAGCGGCTACAACTTCTGCCGCCATTAGTTCAACTGCTTTAGGCATATAATCTGTAAACACCTCTGAATAAGTTTTACCTACAGATTCAGCATACGTTTCTACATGATGATCGGTGCTTACATACTCCATGCCCAGCATCCATTGTTGGTTTTTAGTCCAAGTGCTCTTACCCGCACCCGGTACTCCTATAAGTTGATAACATTTTGGCATTATACTTTCCTATTCAAAATAAAACCCTTAGAATAGATAAAGAATGCCTTACCGCTTCTAATCATCTGTCGAAAATAATATTCACGATAAGACATTCTTGTTCCTTACATTATAGGACCGTTACCGGACTTAAATCCAATTACACCGCCTTCTTCTGCAATGCGTTTTAACACATCCTCAAATAAGATTGGTGCAAAGTCAGGAGTTTGTTCTACGCATACGCAATGGTAGCGTGGATCAATCTTATCACTGTATAAGATTTCCCCAGTCTTAGCATCAACACCCCTAGGCTTCATAACACGATTTGCGTGTAAGTGTCCGTGAATGTTAACACCAAAACGTCCTAAGCTATCACTATGTACAGGAATGTGGCTTAAGATCATTCCGTTCATAACATGATATGCACGTAATTCTCTAAAGTACTGCCTGTAGTCGTCATCCCTAAAGATGTCGTGGTTACCGCGGATTAATACCTTATCACCATTTAACCGATGTAAGACTTTTAATGCCTTGCGGTTAATGACAACGTCACCTAAGTGGTAGACTTTGTCAGTAGGCTTGACTCTTTCGTTCCAAGCCTTGACCATGGCTTCGTCCATTTCATCTGGATCCGTCCATGGGCGTAACTTTGTAACACCATCGTTACGTGTGAAGCGGCAAACACCAGTGTGACCAAAGTGCGTGTCGCTAACTAAAAATACACTAGGCATCTTGCCCTCCTTTCAATCTCCAATTGCCCTCATTGTACGCCAATCGTCAATGTTAGGCTTTTCATTTTCATCGTAGGTCCAACCCAATGCTTTCATCATGCGATGCTTGACTAGTAAGTTAGGCATACGAAATCTTTCAGTATCCTGAAAACCCATCATAACACCAACTTCGCATACCGCACCACTACGACAAATACCTGCAAAGCAATGAACAATTACATCCATGCGATTATCCAGTGCGTGTTGTAGCAAACGAACAAGTTCATTAGCCTGTTCTTGACTACAACGCATTTCTTCGTCGTCTACATGATCCCCTGCTTCTACATCGAGAAATTCAAAACGATGAACTTCTTTGAATTGATGCTTTGGTGTTGGAAACCAACTTGCCGGATCGGCAATTTGGATCAACATTGAATTTTCTCCTACAGCAACATGAAATCCTTTTGGAATATCATCTGCCGCACAATTTTGAATCCATGGCATTTTAAATTCTCCGCTTTTTCCATGTGTAGTCTACACCGTCTGGACACTTGCCATCGACAACGCTGTCCGCTCCAAACTTACCTACAAGTTCCATACCATTGATTTTAATAGTAACAAACTCGCCTAATTCTTTTGCCCAATCCATTGCTAGGGCCAATGTTTCAAACTCCTGTGAGTTTGTCTTGCTTTTTACTTCTATCATAACCTAATTATAGCACCAAAATTTGGTACTGTCAACATAAAAAAATAGGGCCCGAAGGCCCTACTCAAACTGTGTTGTATTTCTACAACAGTTTAAAGGTCGTAGCGTGGGACCATTATAGTCTTAAGCATGATACCTTCTGGAGTGAATTGGTCCAGATCAGCGGACAGCAAGGCTGTCATGATGCTTGGGCTAAATCCACTTACCAATGCCGCACCACTCTTGTCTGACTTAACAGGCACGTTGTCTGAACTGTTTAGGTTCCAGAAAACGATTTGTGGTACAGCGTAACCTGCAGCTTCAAACTTTCGTTCGATCATTTCCATTGCGCTATCGTCGAAGCGAGCGCAGTGGTTAAACTGCATGTCTGACAAGATCAGCAACATGGCTGGCATGTCGCTTGCTGGTACAGAGTTCTTAACCGCAACGTCTAGAATCTTGTTCATAGCCGCATGTAGGTTAGTACTCATGCCCCATTCGCTACGAGACATTTGGTCACACTTTTCAACAATGTTACCCTTTAGAGTAACAAGTTCTGGCTTGTCTGAGAAAGTCAAGAATGTGTCCTTGAACACACCCTTGTTCTTGTCTGCTAGGTACAGGCCTAGTGAAACCGCAACGTCCAAACAACGAACGTTTGTGTTCTTACCTGCTGGGCAAGTCATAGAACCACTAACGTCAACGATAGGCATGATGCTTGCATCGCCTACATAGTTTGGAAGAGCATCCCATTGTGCAATCACATGGTCGGTCTCTGTCTTGTCCAACTTTGTGTAGCCATGTGCGATACCCTTTAGGACATCGTGTGGGAAGATTGCATTAGCGTTAACCTTAACAGTCTTGTCACCACTTACCAACTTGGCAACATACTCTGCAAATGCAGGTGTGTGGCGGTTGAATGCCTTCTTGTAGATACGTGATGCTACAGAAGGAACATGGCTAAAGTTGATGTTATCCCAGTCTCCTGCACACATCTGGGTTTCAACAACCTTTGTAAGTGCCACAAGGCTCTTACGGTATTGCTTTGGAGTCATGCCAAAGAAGGCACGGACTTCAGCGGCAATTTGACCCTTACGAGGAGTCCACTTTGCAGCCAAACCATTCTTAGCACGTAGGGCATCGCCCAACATTGTGTAAGCGGCTGACTTTAGAGTTGGAGTAGAGAAGACGAAGATGTCATCCCAACGACCAACTTCTGGAATCTTCTTTAGAAGAGCCAAAGCGGCGTCTGGGTCACGCTTTTCTAGATGAACTAGAATGTCGCGAAACAGTTGACGTTCACCTGCACCACCACGGACATCACGTGCCCATTGTGCGATGCGTAGTGCAACGTCTTGGTTTTCCACATAAGCGGCTGTGAAGTCGCCTGTGATGTTCTTACCACGGCTTGCGCCAATGTTGTAGAACAAGTCAACACATGCCTTAGCAGTTGACTTACGAGCCTTCATGCCATTAGCAGTACGGGCTTCTTGATTTGCGATTGCTTGAACGAAAGTGTTCATGATATTTCCTTTCAGGTTATGTTTTTTTACGATTGAAGTGTAAATGAATGTTGCTGTTAATAACCTATTAACTTTAACAGGATCGTTGTTGACTGCTTTTATTTTACTCAGGCCATCACTCTGAGCTTGTTGGTCTATTTCAATAGTTACCTTCAACGTCTCTGGGCAAGCCCTTTAACTCCAGTAAACTACCATAGGGTCCAACGTTTCATAGTAATATGAATGTTGCTGTACCGATCCTAAACTCTTAGCAAGTTGCCTTGCTATGTGTCTATTATATAATATTATCCTATGGATGTCATCTATTTTGGTAAAACTCAAACATTAAATCTGCATACATTTTACTAAGAAATGTGGAAGTTTGTAAACATAACAGACCATCTTTATTATAAATTCTTAAATCATTATGAAAATTTGGACCAACAAAATTAAAAGAAAATTCTTTTGATTCAAATCGATTATTACCTTTGCCTTCTTTTAACTTTGTCACAGTTAAATCAAATGCAAGTCTATCCCAATTTAGTATCTCGATGTCGTTTCTAAGTATGTAAACTGAATTCGATCTATGAACAAAGTCTACATGAAACACATTAAGATTGGTACTAGGACTTTGATGTTTCCAATCAACAATAAAACAAGGCATGTCAATCATATGTGCTAGATGTGCCATACCGCCTTCGTAAGTAATAATTGCTTGACAGTCCTTTGCCATTATTTCTAATTTTTTTTCTAGATCAATATAAGGATCATCAAACGTTATTACTTCATACCCTATCGATCTTATCCAAGCAAATATTTTTGCCCAGTATTCGATAGGTCTGTTTCGTGACCAAGGCCATTCATTTCTGCCTGTTGGATCATTTTCAAAAGCTGTTACTAAGGCAATGTATTTTTTATTAACTGATTTATCAATTTTGATTAATTGATTGTTTACATGAACTATATCAGTCTTGTAATAATCAGTGAATACTTTTAAAGGCCATCCTGTATTATCGAATGTTCCAGTAACAGAACACGGTCTAATCTCTAATTTATCTTTGGGTACTCTAAGCATACGTACATAATTTGATAACCTGTTAAAGGTATCATGATCATTATTAGTATGTAATATTACTTTTTTTGGAAGTGTGGCTAAAGCAGAAATC